CGCCACGCAGCTACTGGCCGGGGATGTGGAGTCTCAAGTATCTGCTGGGCAAGCAGACCAAGGACCACGTCGCCTTCGCGTATCAGTACCTCAACCAACCGGTGTCAACCACCGAGTTGGGGATCAACCCGAGCCTGTTCCGCATGGTCGAGCTCCCCGAGGTCTACGACGAGATCGGAGTCGGGATCGACCTGTCGGCCGGGCTTACCGAACGGCACGACTGGACCGTGTTCACGCTGGCCGGCCGCCTGGGGGATGCCTGTTACATAATCGACTACCGGCGGCTGCGCACGATCGGCAACCTCGAGAAGATCGATGCGCTCTGCGAGCTGCTGGTCGAGTGGAACCTGCTGCGGGAGGGGGAGCCGCTGAGCGACGGGAAGCCTCAGTTCTTTGCGACGTCCAGCGAGGTGACGATCTGGCCGGAAGCAGTGGCTTACCAGAAGTCGTTCAGCGGGGATTTCCAGCGAATCTGCCACGAGGAGCGGCAGCTGTTCAACCTGCGGCCCAGCCCGATCAAGGGGCTGAGGGGGGACAAAATGGCGCGCCTGCGGGGAATAATGGGGCTGCTGCAGACCGGTAAGGTCCGGTTCAACCGGTACCGGGACTTCAAGGTGATGATCGATGAGGTCGTCAATTTCGGCCACTGCACGAATGACGACTGCGCGGACAGTCTTAACATTGTGGTTCAGTCACTGATGAGCCGCTCCGCGGTCGAGGTCGAATACTGAAATGCCGGCAGCCAAATCCCAACGTTTTCGTGAGTTACTAGAGGCTCTCAGGTCCCGCACGGCATCTGGTGAATCGGACACTTTGGTGGTGGGCGGCCACTTGGTCCAGCAGCAACTGTTCATGCTGCGGCAAGGTATCGAGTTTTACCCCAAGCAGGACACCTTCGGGCATCGCAAGACGTTTCTGCAGAATCTGATCACCGAGAACGAGGTCGATCAGCGTCTGGAGGGCGTGGTTGACGACTTCTTGCTGGACGGCAAGGGGATCTGGTTCTTCCGCCCGGTCAGGGATAGTTACCGGATCCTGTGGTTCCCTAAGAGCGACTACCGGGCGTATTACGACGCGATGGCTGAGATCGACGAGCTGATCCTGGTCTACAGCTACGAGGTAAAGCCAGGGGCGGGGATGTCGGCCAATCCCGGGCCCAACGGCCAGATGCAGCAGTGGGTGAAGCTTGTGGTACGCCGGGACTCGATTCGTGAAACGATCCTGATGTCGCGGCCGAACCTTGACGCGGCCGGGCCGTTCACAGGCGAGATGTTCGGCGGAACCAGGACGGTGCGCAATTCCCTGGGCTTCATCCCGGCGGTAGAAGCTTTCAATAAAATGAGGTCCACCGGGATGGACGCCACCGGTGACTTCGATTGGCTGGAGTCACAGATAACCGGCCACGACGAGCTGGTAGGCAACATCAGGGAAAACATCAGGTTTTTTGGCAACCCGACCCTGGTGTCTTCAAGACCCAAGACGGACATCACGACCGAGGCTTCGACTGGATCGCCGGCGCAGCGGCCGACAATTGCGTCTCAGGCTGGCTTCTCTGGCGAAGGGGCGCCTTCAACGCGGATGTCGCCGCCAGCGGGCTCGGGGGGCGGGCGTGAGCGTGGCTTCAAGATTGCTCGAATTATTTCTAACGTGGACCCCACTGACCGGGTGGCGTATATCACGCCAGACGCGGTCAGTGGCGATCAAAATCTCTACGCTCGTCAGTACCGCGAAGAACTGCGGGGGGTCCTGGGTGGCGTCGACGAGCTGGGGATAAGTAGCGGGGCAACTACCTACGAGATCAAGAGCCTGTTTGGCCGGCCTGCCGCCACGGCCGGGCGGAAGTGCCGCGGACTGCTCACCTACGGGCTGTGCAAGCTGCTGGCGCTGATCATCTACAACGAGGAGCGGGTGTTTCGCGAATCGTTCGCCGCGGCGATCAAAATGAAGCGCCCTGAGGCGCCCCTGCAGGAAGAGGCTACCGATCCCAAGAAGTTTCGCAAGGAGGCCGAGGCGTTCGATGCGGCGATGGCCGAGTACGACGCCAAGCTCGAAGAGGCAATTCGCAAGGCGGTGCAAGAGCAGGCCATGCCGCCTGGGGTAACGGGACTGATTCCCGACGGGGACCGCCAGGTGGATTGGCGCTGGCGCGGACCAGTGTTCGAGGACTCGGCGGATGACATCCTGCAGAAGTCGATTGTGGTGCGCAACCTGCAAGAACTGGGAGTTGCCTCGGTTGAGGCCTTGCGTCATCTGTTCCCCGACAAAACAGATGAAGAACGAAGTGCAATGTTGAGCGGCTTCCCGTTTAGGATGGCGCAGCAGACCCAGGCCAGTATTGCGACTTTTCTGTCGCTGGTGTCCCAGATGCAGCAAACGCCGCATCCTCAGGCCCCTAATCTGCCGCTCCTGGCAGACCCTAGACTGGACCTGACGCCCTACATCTACCGGGCCTTCGATTTCCTCAAGCGAGAGCTGACCTATGCAGGGACCTACCGCGACTCCTCAGGCTCCGGCGATCCCGCAGGGCTCGATGCCTTCCAGCGCTCCCGCCTCGCCAGAGGCCTACCAGCAAGCACCGGCGGCGAGCCACCCACCTTCGTACCAGACGGCTCCGGCGCCACAGGCCCTGGTAGTGCCCTATTCCCAACCGGCGCCCCAGGCGGTGAACCAATGGGACGTGGCCCTTCAAGGGCTTTACAACTCTTTGAGCGCGACGCCCAGTTACCAGGCCCCGGGTCAGTTCTGGCCGCAGACCCAGCCAGCACCCGCCCCGGCTCCAGCTCCGGCTGGGGTGATGGCCCCGCCCCAGGTGTTCCAGCAACCGGTTTACAGCCCCGCGCCTTACTCCCAGCCGCACCCGGCCCAGGCCCAGCTCCAGCAGTGGGCGGCGACCCCTTCGCAGTTGGCTACCGCCGCACCAACGGGCGACCAGTACCTGGGCGGCCTCAGCGGCGCAAGTCTTGAGGTTCTGCAGCATTTTGGCCCCGAGACCCCGGCGCTGCTCAATCATTATTCCTGCGTGATTGAGGACGCTCTGTTGCGTCAGGCCCAGCAGACTCTCGAGGTGACTGCCCAGGCCCAGCAGCTTCACCAAAACCTGCAGAACGCTCACACCTTGATCACCGCAGCCGCCGAGGACAACGCGGCTTATCACACTATCCTCTCAAGCCCTTCCCTGCTGGCCCAGTACACTACTGAGTTTTTCGGCCCCGGTGGCCCCGGTGAGCTGCCTGCAGCTCCCGTCCAGGAAGGTCCTCGTGACCGCCTGGCCGCCGAAGTGGCCTACGGCGAATCCAGCGGACGCATGCTGCCCCCCAGGAGCGGTGCGCGAGCCCCCGAGCTGATGGAAAGCTACGACCAGTACCCCGTTGGGGGCACGCCCCAGGGCTATCCCCAGTTCCAGGCTCAGGGTCAACCCCAGTTCCAGGCTCAGCCCCCCGAGCCCCAAGGCCAGCCCTTGTATCAGCGCCCGCAACTGGAGATGCGGCCCCCGGGGCAGGGTGGCAGCGCGAACGGTAATGACATCCTGGCGACCGTTTTCGCTTTGATGGACAGCGACCCCAGGGCCGCTGCTGCGTTCTACAGCCAGAACATGGCCGCGCTACCCCAGGCCCTGATGTCCCGCCAGCTGATGGGTGAGAACTGATGAACGCTTCCAACTTCGTGCCCTCGGCCCCCCACCTGCAGCAGCCAGGCTCAGCCATGGCCCTGGCCTACAAGAACGGGCTCAAGCAGCACGTCTTGTCCCAGGGCGGAGAGCTTCCCGGCCATGCCGGGGTAGCGGCGATCGCTCAGGCGGCCGGAGTCGACATGAGCGACCAGGCGGCAGTCACCGCTGTTTTGGCTCAGGCCGTTGGGGCCCCTACCTGAGCGTGGCACCCGGGCGCTGAACCAGGCCGCCGATCTGGTCCGCGAAACGACGCCCCTGATCGAAGAGGCACGCCTGAACGAGTCCGGGGTTGCAGAAGTCGGGTATCGGTTGACGATGCACGGCTGGACCGGGGTAATCCTGGGGGATCGGGCGACCCAAGCGCAGGCGGATGCTCTGCTGTCACAGGAACTCCTCTCCTGCGACGAGCTGGCCCGCAAAGCCCTGGCAGGCTGGGACCTGCTGGGGCCGTCGCAGCGAGCGGCGGTGCTGGCCTTTCTGTTGGGCCCGGGCTGCGGCGATGAGCGGGGGGAGCAGCACGAGCAAGTGCATAGGTGCCGGCAGCTGCGCTCGATCTGGGGGCACCCAAGCGCGATCGAAAGCTTGCTGTTGCAGTTCGAACGCGACAACCTTGGTAGACTTTCGCCTGAACTCGCCAACCGTCGTCAGCGTGAAGCAGCCCTTTGGAACCTTGAAACTGTCATGACCCAGGTCTTGAAGGCCACGCAGGACACGTTCCTGAAAAAAGCTCCAATCCCTAGCAGCTACCTTTCTGCCTCTGGGCGAATTAAGGTGGCGCCGAATCAGCCGATCCGCTTTGCCTCAATCGAAGAGATTGCGGGCGACGCGCACGACTTGGTGACCGTCGAGGGGGAGCCCGGCCAGTGGTACATTTTCGGGCCCCACTTTGCCCCCGAGGTCGCGCCAGTTCCCGCGATCGGGCGGATCACCACCGTGGACTGGACCGATCTGAACGCGCCCGTGGGCCGGTACTTCACGGTTCGCGAAGTCCTGCGGGGAGACTTGCGCCGGCGCCCGGCAGCTGGCTCGCCCGAGGAAAAGAACATCCTGGCGGTGATTCGTGACGCTGATGCGATCCGGGACCACTGGAACGGAGCAGTGCTTCTCACTAGCGGCTACCGGCCTGAGCCCTACAACCGGGCGGCCGGCGGGGTGGCAAACAGCCGACATGTCGTGGGAGACGCCTTGGACATTTGCCCAGCCGACGGCGATCTCGATGGTATGTTCTGGTGGCTTAAGCCTCGCTGGAGCGGTGCCCTAGGCGACGGACGCCGCAAAGGGTTCCTGCACATCGACAAGCGCAACGGCGGCGGGTTCCACCCGAGGGCCGGCGTTTCACCTTTCGTCACTTGGGACTACTGATCATGGATCTACCGATGCACCCGATTCCTGGCCCCGCAGACGGCATTCGCGGTTCCGACGGGAAGCACTGGCACTGCTCGATGGATGCGATGGCTTGGGCCAAGGCGTTCGTGGCGATCAACCCGGACACCAGGCTTGCCCAGTTGCACGGTGACGGCCTGCAGGTCGATACCACCGACGCCATGCTCGGTTGGTTCGCCAACGCCATCATGGCGGGCTACGACGAGTCCCGGAGGCGCCCGGCCGACGAGGACACCAGCGACGGGTACCACACCTTCCGCGAGCTCTACGAGCACCGGCACGCGCTGTTCCTGGCGCTGATGGCTGCCACGGCCGAGGACTGCAATCCCTGGTTTTCGCTCAAGCACGGCGACGGCGGGATGTTCGAGGGGTTCTTTGTGGCCGGCATGGACGTCCGCACGGGTGAGCAGCAGTGGGAGCGTGTCACCTATCACTTGCCGGTGAGCGACCTGGGAGCGATCAGAGCCATTTCGCACGTCATAGAGCTGCCGTTGGCCCCCGAGTGGGACGGCCATACGGCAGCTGACGTGCAGGAGCGGCTGATGCGCTCGGCCACCTGGCAGGGGCGGCAGATGGCCGGTGATCTCGAGCGGGCGGGGCTGCCGTCGTGACGACCTCTACCCCTTGGGATTGCTGACCATGACCTTCAAGATCTACGCCCAACGCGCCGCCTGGGGGAGCTCCATCGAGTTCCAGCTGGGAAGCTTGGGCGGTCGAGCAGGAAACGATTTTTCGATCGCGACGGGCCTGGCGATGGAGCCGCTTCCATCCGATCAATGCTTCCCGCACCGCCCCTTGTTCACCCTGGCCTCCACCGAAGCCCAGGGGTTGATGGACCAGCTCTGGCAGTGCGGCCTGCGCCCCAGCGAAGGGAGCGGCTCAGCGGGCTCCCTGGCGGCCACGGAGCGTCACCTGGAGGACATGCGCAAGCTGGCCATGCACCACTGCCTGCGGGACGGGCCGGAGTCATGAGCAGCGCTCCAATCCAGTTCCGAATGATCGTCGACGAAGGTAATCGCACCTTGCAGTGGCGGCATCGATTTAACCTGGACAGTCTCCACCCCGGTGATGGCATCGCCAGCAATTCCTGGAGCGACTGGGAGTCGGTCGAAGAGTGGGACTTCCTGGCGGCCTATCAGGCTGATAAAGACGAGCGCAGGGAGCTGCAGATACGGCAAGCGCGAGCCCTCTTCGGCCTTACGCCCCAGCCGGCAGAGCCAAGCGCTTCTCAATAATCTCCAGGTCAATTACGTCGGGGTCATCGAGCAGAGGCGTGGCGGCATCCCGGGAGCATGTGCAGACGTCCTCCTGGCGCTCCGTATCGTGGACGCGGGCGATCTCAAAGCTTCTGCCGCCGCCGCCGAGAATCTCGCCATTGAGATAAGTCACCGGGGCGTCGGCTCCGGCGAGCACCTGGAAGACCATCCAAGCAACCCAGTGAAGGTCTCGCGCTGTGCGGATGGCGGCATGTTCCAGTCGGACCTCGACGACAAGGCGCTCGGGCCCGACCGCCTTGTCCAGGAAGGGTTCCAACTTATCGCCCCTGACCGCGACTGAGCTTCCGGCTCCCTTTTGCTCGGCTGCCTCGCCCGTTGCCCTGGGTGGTCTTGTGATGCACGGGGTCCTTCTTGTCGCCCTGGAGCCAAGTCTTGCCCAGGCCGGTGGTCTTCGTTTGAGTTGCCATCAGATGACTCGAAGCGAGAAGGTCGAGGGATCGAATTTTACGAGATCGCCAAACTGGATCTCCGTCACCACCGAAAGTGCGTCATGGAGCAGCAGGTTGCCCCCCGTGTTGGCATCCCAAACGGCAGCATGACTGGCAAACGCCGAGGCGCCATTGACAGCGCTGTTGGTGATGATCACTGTCTGAGCATTCAGCCTCTCGAAGCCACCACCGCCGACCGAGGTGATAGCAGCCAGGTCTGCTTGGGGCAGCTGAATGCGGTTGTTATTGCCGGTAACCGTAGAGGTGATGTTGGCCGCCGAGCCGTCATTAGTGGGGCTGGCGCTGTGAATGGTAATGAACAGGCCGGTCGGGGCCGCTGGCATGGCCGTGCCGCGCATCCAGTTCAGTATCTGGGTGGCCATGTACTGGGAAAACGCCATGGATCAGTGGAGGCTTCCCCCTCATTCTGGCAGATACGTGACGCGCCGCGGGCCAAGGTCCTGGGCCCGGCCCCAAGAAGAGTCGCTACGCATTGACCGCTCCCTTTACGATCGCAGCAACTTGGTCGGGAGTTGCGCAGGAGCCCTGGCCGCCTGTCATCACTACGGTAGCAGCGGCGGACTGGATCAGGAGGGTTTGGACTCCGGGAGAGTAGGCGATAGGGTCGTCTCCGGGTCCGCCGACAAGGTTTCCGCCAGCGACCCGGGCGATGTAGTTTCCGGCAGGGAACTTAAGTTGCCACGTCCCCAGTAACTTGACGGTGATGCCCTCCTGAACGCCGGGACCGAGGACGGTAAGACCTGATCCTTTGCCGATTCTGTCATAGATGATTCCTTCTTCACTGGCCTGCGCTAGTTTGATTGCAGTATAAAGTGGAATACAGAGGACGTCGGGCACGCCTTCATCTATGTATATAAGTGACGTCTCAAAATCAAAAGTGAACGGCGCCGTGTAATAAGACATCACACATCACTGTTGCGACTTGCGTTCACAGAACCGCCCGCGCTTGTGATAGTTAAGGTCGTATCATACGGCTCAATGGGCGAACCGCCGACGCCGTAGCGGACCAACACCTGTGCATTGAAGTTGCCGGCATGGATAAACGATACCGATTCAGTCCCTGCGGTTGCGATGCGGTCAATAAACGGCACAAAAACGTCATCTGCTGTGACAATGTTGCTCGATAGAGTCGGGGAAAGGCCGGAGAAGGTCTTGGTGCCTGCATTAAAAGAAGCGTAGGTGTAACGCAATCCCTTAATGCGGATCACGCCCGCCGCAGGTGTATCGGTCTTGATGCTTTCCACCACCGTTAAAGCCGTGGCGCCGACAGCCGCTGCAACAGGCGTGTATTCGTCCTTCAAGACTTCACCTGATCCATCGTCACGAGCCACCACCACTCGGTACCCGACGTCAAGGTTGCCAATCGTAATACTGGCAAGCGTGGGCGGAACTTGTACGGTGCCGTCGTGCGCGATCAGCTGATATTTCGTGCTTTCAGCCGGAAGGACGCCAGCAATGAACCAGCCCTGCGCCAGGAAGAAGGTGCCGCCAGCAAACGTCCCAAACGGGGCCGCCGGGATTTCGGTGTACGCCGTATTGAGCACACGGTAACGCCAGCCGGGAATACCGTTTAGCGTGGCCGCGCTATCTTCTCGCGTAAGGTATTGCAAGTATTGATACGCTTCTTGCAATGTGCAGGAATTGGAAAGAGTGATGGTGCCTTTATACAACTTAGCGCCATTGCCATTCACTAAATCCTGAGTGGTGTCGCCGAACGCCACCGCCACCTTGGTTGAAAGCGCCGCCGCCTGGGCTTCAGTTAATAGGATGTTTCCATCAAGCGCGGTCGAAAGTGCCGCGTTACTCTCGCCCCCGGCCGATAGGTTTACATCGAAGTGGGAATAGGTTTGGCCCCATTTCCGACTGAAAGCGGTAACGTTTCCGCCGTCAATAAAGGCGTTCGCGGTCTTGACCTTGATTATGATCTGCACATGGCCATTGGCCCAGAACTTCGTCAGCTTTGAACCGCTTTGCACCACATAGATTGGGCTGGCGGCCACGATGCCGCCAATGGTCCTGAAGCCGGAGTATTGAACAAATGCACCTTGCTGCTTGACCGATCCAAAGTTGATAAACCTCGCCGCTGTGTCGTCCAGGTTGTACGCGACCGACCCCTTTGTAAGCAAGTTCAGGCGCGAAGCAACGGCTGTATCGCGTGGGCCGTCCAGTTTTGAAGGGTTTGGCGTGTAAATATCCAAAAAGTCATCGCCTGTTGCTGCTTCCTGGTACGCTGAGGCCTGCAACCATGCGTGCAGCGCCAGCACGGAGTAGACCTCCGTGCTGGCGCCCGCTTGGCGGCGAATGTCGCCGGCTGGGGAGACGGTGAAATCGGTTGCGATAGGCATGGGGTTTTCCTTTAGTCGGGTTCTTGAAGCGCGGCGATGTTTGTCGGCGTCGCAGGTGAAATGGTGACTTGTGTCACCCACGGCTCATACGTTGGAGTGCCGCCCGTGTTTCGCGCCTCCACCTCCACCGCGCCTGTGTACTGAAAATCAAAGGCCAGACTTGTACTTGCGCCACACGATGCTTGCTGCAAGGTTACGCCGGTGTCCACCCGGCTGACCTTCACCCGCGATTGCGGGACAAGATTGGTGATGTTTACCAATGACCCCGGAAGCGGATGCGGGATTTGCTGCGCCGTGGCGTCGGTCTGCAATCCCATTGTGAAGGCCGTCAGCAGCGTTGTAGTAGCCGCTGCGGTTGGGTAGGTGCGGACTTGCAAAGCATATCCATTGGCTGCGCTGACAGCCACGTTGACCGGCGAGAAGGTCACAAACTCACTGGTCGTAAGGTTGGCCGTGAAGTTGTTCGAGCAGGTGATGACATCGCCCGAGATGTTCGTAACGGTCGTATTGGCGGGCAGTCGGAAAGAACCTGTTTGCACAAAATCCCCCACTTGGGGCTGGCGCGTAAGTGCAGTTCGATCCGCCGTTGTGACTGTGACCGTATTCGTCCCGCTTGTCCCGCCACCTGCCCGGCGCACAGTGTTTGCCAAAAAAGCCCACGATCCGCCGAAACCCGACCCTGTATCGACCTTGTACTCAAAGATCAGGTTCTGGCAGTCGGTGCCCAGAAGCGCACAGCCGCCTGCGAAGGCATTGTGACCGTACATCTTATAGGGGGTTGTCCAAGTCACCACGTCAGTCAGGCGCGAGATAACAACCGAGCCGTTGCCGTTAAACCCTGAGCCTGTGCCGAGCGTGAAAGAACATTGAGCCGCCGAAGCAACAGATGGTTCGTTGCCGCTAATCGTTATGCGGCCAGTAGTGGTTGAGTTATAGGCGTCGTCCCAATGGGAACCCGTACATACCGCGTTTGCCCCGCGCTGGTTTGTCCACCGCCCCCCACGCGAGTTGATGTTTGCCGTCGCCAGGGTTTGCGGCGTTGTTCCATCACCCCAGACATCAAACAGATTCAAAACCGGGTTGGCAGCAGCCGTCGAAACCACACCGAGGCGAAGGTTTGTTGTATAGACGCGCCGCACTTCGGCTGTTGTTCCCGCAGCGCCCTGAGTAAGTACAGCCCCGCAAGGATTTACAGTGCCAACGTTCAGCGGGGATGTCGGACTGCCGATATTCTTCAGCACAAGGTTGGCAATAAATCCGGTCGTAACCACGTACTCCGTAAAGGGGTGATTGTTTGCCACCCCCGGAAATGGCAGGATATTGTCAACCGTGATGCTTGTCCCCTGCACCCCGATTGCCGTAGAAGCTACAGCCGTAGTTGTGCCGATCATGTAGTCACAATACGTCAGGTTCTTGACAAGAAAGTTTTGCGCGTTGAATGTCGAACGCCCACCAATAGTCGTGCAGTCCACAAATTCCCCGCCCGCAGACTGCACCTGAGCGGCGATTCCGTGGAATGGGCTGCGAATTGCTTTACCTTGATTTGGTCCGATCGACTCAAAACTGGTTCTGTATGCGTTGATATTTGCGCACGCCGTGGCAGTATAAACTTGAGCCCCTTGCCCACGCGACACTACGCGGCTATCATACATATACGCATTGGCACTATTTTGGTGGGTGTATGCGCCATTGGCGACCAGCCTTGTGTAAAGCGTGGGGGCAATGCAGACGTTCCTGATTTCCGAGTAGAAATTGAGCAACGAGATCACTAGGCTCCAGCCTGAGTTTTGCACTTTCCAAGAGGTCGGAGCGTTGCCGTTAAGTGACCAGTTGCAGGATACCTTGTCAAAATCTACGACAGCGTTTGTCACACCAAAGGCGTAGCGTGCGACCCCGGCGTTTGACCCGGTTGTGGACGACAAGTGTTGCGACGTGTAGTCACCCGAAGAAGACGTTCCGAGGATAATGTTTGGAATCCGAATAGCGCAACCGCTCGCAGGTTTCAGGCCAGCGTTGTTTGACCCGCGCTTGGCAAGTTGAATGGTTCCAGCAAAGGGGTCCGAGTAAAAGAACTTGCCCCGAGCGTCTGTCGAAATGAAAGCGTGTGTGGCCTGTTTGACGGTCGAAAACCCAAGGATGATGCCCTGCCCCGTGTTGCCGGTGTAGGTGGGCAAGCCGGTTGTATAGGTTGGGGTTGCCGAGTCGGCGATTGCCACGAAACTCCTCAGATCGCCAGTAACATGAGTCAGCGTCACATTGACTTGATAATAACCGCTGCCCAATGATGTGATTGAGGAAGAAACACCCGTCGGGCTACCGACACTGGGGTTGGCGATAATCGTGCCAGCCGACAGATCGACAAGCGCGCCGTACCGATCAGCGCCGCCGTTGGTGGATATTTGCACCACGCACCACTGCCGTCCGTCAGATTTGACAATGGCCTCGTGCGTGTAAGACCCGGCGTCCATTTGCGCGGATTGCAGGTTTATCCCGGTGACTAGGTGGTTGCCGTTTGCGGTCGTTTCCCGCAGCCTGTCGCCTGCCGGATAATTTGCCGGTCCTGCCACTGCGTTTCGCGTGATGGTGGCGTTTGTCAGCGTCCAGTTGTCATTGTTCGGATACCAGCCGTTCCAAGCGTCTGCCGCGTTGGCCCACCATTCGTAAACACCCGACCCCGGTGATGTCTCGATCTGCACAGCCGGAAATTCATCCCGCACCGGCATTTGGATTGTCTGGCTGTCGGTGCCATCGGTTGCGCCAAGGGCGTACCAGTCGCCAGTGATCGGCACGCTTGCCAGACGGGGCATAAGCAAGATTCTGTTTGCCTCACCGACAACATGAATCCAACTCCGCTTGCCCGTATTGGCAGCAACAATCGTGGCCCCGCCCGGCAGTGTAATGGTTTCACCCGCTTGAAAGTTACCAGTCTTGGATCGCAGCTTGATAAAGCCCGCCAGAGGCATTACAGCGCCCGCCGCAGCCGGGGTGAACGATCCGCTGGCCCATACACGAGTCAACTCGCCTGTCGCGCCGCTGGTGCCTCCTGTGACCGTGTTGGACCCAAGGGCAGCTTGTGTTGGGACTAGCCCCACGGCCACAGAGAAAGGCACTTCCCAAACCTGCGTACCATCAATCGCCACCACGCCGCCGAGCGTAGATGAAACAGTGATGTTTCCGAAGACCGCCGCCTGCTGGTTCCAGCGCGTGTCCGCGTTGATTGTCAGCGACCCGCCGTTGACCGTGATGAGTTCACCATCAAGCAAGCCGCTGATCGATGCAGCGTCATAATTGACGGCGGTGGTGACCGTCTGGTTGGCCAAGGCTCAGGCGTAGGCGAGAGAAGTTCGTGCAGTCCAGGCGCCGGTGGCAGTCAGCGTCTCGCCCACTTTAATGCCTTGAGCCGTAAAAGTAGTCCGCTCTACCGTCCAGCCCGCCGCTGTCCGGTCCGTGCCGACAGGAGCTCGCCCGACGTAAATCGTGTTTGGGGTGCCCGTGGTGTCAAATTCAACGACACTGGCCGCCGCGGCAAGGCCAGCGATGTCTCGGATTGCTGCGTCCACGGTCCTGATTACGACCGCAGTGCCGTTGCCTGTCCCTGGGCCTGTGGCCTTGAAGATCAGACCAATCGTGTTGGAGGCGGCCCCGATCGGCCTGAAATCGGTGGACCCAACACCGGCGATCCGGTATGTCTGGCCTGTCACAAACCCCCCGGCCGATACGGTCGCTCCGGCCTGGTCCATCGCAACTCGCTCGAACCCAGTCAGCGGCAGGCTTGCGTCAGGCAGGCTGGTGATAGATGCTGCGCTTTGCGAGCCATCTACAGCCACGGTAGCCAGCGTTCCGCTCAGTCGCCCGCGGGCGAACAGGATACTGTGCATGGCCCGCCCCGTGACCAAGCCCCCAATCAGGCGTCCTCGGGCGCTCGGTGTCCAGGCAAGATTGGTGATGCGTATCGTATTGCCGCGAGCCAGTCCGCGGGTGACCTTCACCTCGTCCATGTAGCCGTTGTAGAAGTAGGGAGCGCCGGTGTCGGCCCCGTCCCGGCCAATCGTGAAGGCGCGGCTCGATAGGTCGACCGTATTAGCAAAAGTGGTTGAATCGACCACGCCATTGATGTTGTACCGCCAAATGCCGGTAGAGTCGCGGCTTAAGCGCAGTCGGCTCCATTGACGCAGGCTAACTGACCCTAGTGAAACGCCACGGAATGCTCCATTGATGTAAAGATCTAGCTTCATTGCGCTTGTCAAGACCCACTGAAAACCGTTGGCGTAGCTGGCCGAATCACCAATGGCATTGGTATTAAACAGCGAGAAATAGTTGGCCGGGACCGTCAACGGAAAAATGTCCATCTCAACCGTCAGGGCACCAGCCCCGAAAGAGAAGTACACCGAGCGCCGGCCCGTATCACCGCCGGTCGCGCCCAGGGTCAAGTAGGAGCCGCTGGCAGCACTGAACAGCATGCTTTGCCCGCCTTGAGCGCTTTCGATCGCGCTGGCTGAAACATTGACGTTGTCGACCGTCAATCTTCTGGGGCCGCTGTCAGTTGCAAGAGCGTTGGGTATATTGCCGCGCAGCAGGAGAACGACGCGATCAAAATCAGCATCAACAATGTCGGTGGGCGGCCCGGGCAGGGGCACGAAACCCAGCCGAGGGCCTAGAACTGAATCGCTTAGCGGGATGCTGGCGACATGCCCCAGGGTGGCCCAGTTGGCCCCGTCACTGGAATATTGCAGCGTGAAACCTGAGACGCCCTGGGCAGACTGCCCGGCCGTGGCGAGGCGCAAGCCGTCGGCTGTGACAGGTGCGCCGGCATCGATTTGAATCCAGCTGCCGATCTGCTCCATAGGGGCCCGGCCCCAGTCGCAGTTCAAGGTGGCGCTTAAGTCTTGAGTGCTGACCAGCAGACCGGAGCTGGGCGCCGGCAGGCTGGTCGTGGTGGTTCCAGGCAGCCGGTCGCGGCCCCGATGCAACGCAATCTCAGAAAGCGAAAAGACGCCGCTTGAGCCTTGGTAGGGGCGCAAATCCACTAGCCGCCAGTAGCGTGCCGTAGCCGATGGAGGGGATCCGGTCGGAGCGGTCGGAGGAATGAAGGCACCGTCGTAGAGCGCACCGCGCTCAATCCGGACATCGTTTAAGTGGCCCTGGAAGTACCACTGGTCGGCTCCTGCAGCAAACCGGGCTCGGCCAATCGTCCAGCTGGTGCTGGTGTAGTTGGTGGCATCAGCCCAGGTGTTGCCGGCAGGAACCCCGTTCATGTAGAGAGAGGTGATCCCGCTCCTGCGAACCACTGCGACGTGGTAGCGAACGTTGATGGCCATGGGCTGGCCCAAGATTCGAATTGCCCCACCGACATAGAGGCACAACTGCCGGCCGGTGACGCTGCGGTTGATGCGCAGGCAGAACTGAGATTCAGGCTCGGTAGTCCGGCTGTCCAGCAGGGCCTGGAAGAAGTCGGCTTCTTGGCCTTCGCCGGTGCGCTTTGCCCACATCGAAATAGTAAAGTCGCCTGTCCCCAGGGCCAGCACGGGGTTGGTAGGCACCTCTACCCAGTCACCAAAAGAGTCGAAGGCCCCCTGGCTGCCGCCCCATTTGCCGCCAGGAATTTGTGTGACGTTGCCGAAGGGAATCAGGCTGTGGTCGTAGGGGCCGCTGTCGCGAAAGACGTTGTCATTACCGTTCATCCGGGCAAACAACAGGACCCGGTTGAAGGCCAGGTCGGGGGTAGCCGCGCCTGTCTCGGCAGGCTCAGTTCCTGCTGGCGAGCTTGCAGGAGGCCCGGCGGGAAGGTATTGAATCGGAGCGGCGCGGGGTTGAAAGTTGCGGTGATAGCGAGCAGCTTCCTTGGTGATTCGAATGTCGGCCATGAAGCCGGTGAAGGGAAAGTAGTTGGCGCCGGCAGGGATGCCATTGCCAGAAGACCAGTTCCCGTCCGTAGGGATCTGAGTTCCTCTGCCAATCAGTAAGGCGCCAGCGCTTAGGTCCAGGTCGTAACGCCAGGCCGCTGAGTCAACTTGGCCATTGACGTGAACGCGCCATACCTGATCCTCTCTTGTTAGGGCAACGTGAGACCAAGCGCCATAAGGCACGGTGCGCCTCGGGGATCCAGAGAAGGCAAGGGAAAGCCGGCCGCGTCCTGCCGAAAAGATCTCAAGGATCCCATTAGCATCGAGGGCCAGGTAAAAGCTATTACTATGGGCCCCTGGATCGCCAACCTGACTGTTGCTAAACAAGACGCAAGGGTTACTATTGAGCCGGAAGATTTTGGCCTCGATTGTGAAATTCTCCTTACCGAAACGAAAAGCCGGCGACGGCGCGCAAGCAATTGCGTCTTCGATGCCGTCAAAGCGAATAGAAGTGCGCTCAAAAAAGCCGCCAAGGTCGGGGTAAAGGGCTTGTTCAGTTGAGTATTTGACGTTGCCAAGCGGAATCGGCTGATGAACGAATCGAGAGTAGTCGACAAAGAAGTTCGTATCAGGAATACCAGTACCTGGCAGATGAAAAACGACAAACTGAGCTAAAGGGTCTGGCTCTATTGCAGGGTCGGGCTTAATTGCTAGCTGAGGAAATTCGCTAGAGGTTCCACGGCGAATAGCGCTGGATGTTAATTCCCAGGCAAGAATTGAACTGGCGTCAGTAAAGACTGGGTTCCAAGCAGGCGTACTTGTATTGAGGACGACTATTAAAGAAACGAACGCGATCGGCACGATGCCGCCGTCGTTTTCGTCAAGATCAAGGGCGACCACGGCCGGCGTAACCTGGCGGGCCTGCGGGACATTCTCAGAAGTGCCGATAGTAATACTGTAATTCAGTTCATTGGCGACAGTTGTAGGCGCCATGTCGATCTCAAAGCCTACCACTACCGTCCCCAGTGCTGGCTGATCGGAAGCAGTAGATGTGGCCAGGATGCCCCACTGGCTAGCAATATTAAACCAAGGCCCAGGCTTGGTGGAAGAGACCTCATCAATGCGCCCCGGCAACCCAGTAAAGGTTGTATAGCGATAGGTGAGGTCGCCCTCGTAGTCCCGCGAATAGATGCCATTTGCGTCGCCGTAGTGCAAGGCCCCTAGGGCGTCAGTTGCTATTAGCGCTCCTCGGGTGAGGTTACTGTTCCCAGCAGCGCTGGTGACGCGCCGACGAATTGTCATATCTGGGGCGAGCTGCAGCAAGGGAAACCCAGCAGTGAACCTGCGACCTCTAGAGATTGCGCTGCCTCCCGCAATCGTGACAGAGCCATCCGTATGCAGCACTGCGCTGCCGTCGAAAACAAGGCTAGTGCCGTCAGTGTATTTGTAAAACGTGTTGACGCTGGTAAGGTCGCTATCGCATTCCACAGTCCATGTGTAAGCTGGCTGGCCTCTTTTGCTGCCAGTTAGTATAAATCGGCCGTCCGCCTTGATCAAAGGGGCGTTAAGAGTGACGCCACTGTCGAAAATAGGTATATGGCCAGTCTGCATGGTGCCACCCCTTAACGCGCGAGCCGAAACGGCGGCCCCAGTGTCAAGGTCAAGCGTGATATAGCCAGGAGTGACGCTGACTATGACAACGGCGAATGTAACCCGATTCAACGAAGGCTGCAGGGCTACGTCACTGATTTGCTCGATCTCGCTGCCGTTGTCGCTACCTCCAATAATCACAGGATTGATACGAGCTCCAAATTGTCGCTTCCAAGCAATAACTCCGTCTCGTCCGATGCGAATTGCAAGTAGACCGCCGAAGGCCGCCTGGCTTTGACTGAACAAGAGGAAGTCGCCACCGGTCAAGGCGAGCACTTTCCAGCCCCGCGTATCATTAGTTAAGCAGTAAATATCAGTAAGACGGCTCCATAGCACCTGTCCATTAGGGGCGCGGTAGGTTACCGCAAGCCGCCGCTGGCTGCTAGGAGATCCAGGCGGGAGATAGTAAAAAGCGTGAAGGCTGTAATCGGCCTCGCTCAAGGCCACACTGGCGTAGCTAGCGCTGTCTGTCGCCTCTGTTGGGGTAACAAGCCTGGAGGCCCACATCCTGGGGCCCAGGTTGTTTGAAACCACTGTCGAAGCCCCAAGGCCGCCGCGGCCGGCAAGAAAAGCGCCAGACAGGCTGCGCAGAGGCTCGCGCACTGAAAGCTTGCCCGTTAGCGCGCCCCTGCCGGCGAGGAAGCCGCCGACGAGAGGGCGATCGCGGCGGCCCGAGAACAGGCCCGAGCCTGGCGCCCGGAGTTGGCCGAGGCCGGTGAGCGCGCCGCTAAGGCGGGCAACAGCCACGCGCAAACGAGTGTACTGCCCAAGTCCGCCGCGGCCAGCGAGATTGGCGTGCAACCTGGTGGTCGGGTTGACCCGCAGGACCAACTCGAAAGGCGTTGACTGCCACTGGGAGCAGGAAACCACCACGGTGTATTTCCCGGGCGGGAAAGGAGCCAGCGCCTCGTCAGCGTCGATGCTGTTGACAATGTCGACACCACGGGCGTTGCCGCGATCGTCTAAGCCGATACTGCCGGACTCCGAGCGCAGGGAGGCGGAGACAAAGCGAGCGGTCCACTTGCTGCCTGTGACGGTCTGGACCTGGATGGCACCAGGCGCAAGTAGCTGGAAAGAGAAAAACAGGCTTTGAGAGCCAGCTTCGGCGCCGATGAAGCCGGACAGGTGGGCCTTGATGTCGGTGATCGCCCCGAGGTCCTTGCTGTCGCGCAGCGAATCGAAGCGAACCAGCTCAGGTCGGTTGAACGATGGGGCGCCATCCTGCGACCAATTCGTCATGCTCCCCGAAACGCCCTGGTGGTCAGGCCATTCTGGCAGTGCTGCAACATGCGCCCCGCGTCAAGTGGCGCTCAGGGTCGCGATCAACCGCCCTTGGCCGGTGGCTCTGGCCAGCGGAAACTCGTTTGGCGGCTTGGAACTGAGCCAGGGGCGGCCAAGGGACCCTCGGCCGGTCAGTCGAGTCGGGGGTCGGTTGAGCTGGCTGCGATCAAGGCCGCCCGCGCCAGCAAGGAAGCCGCGCAGGAGCCGCTGCACGATCGTGAGATCGGGAGCAACAGTGAGAGTTGCCCTCAGCTGGCCCCGAGCTTTGAGTCGGCCGCGAGGGCCCCAAGCCAAATCGCTCATGAGTTGCCCTCGGCCGTGCTGGACGACGCGCAACCGGCGGGTCTGCTGGGCAATGAGCACCCCCAGCGCCAGCCCGCCCCGTCCGGCCAGGGGGCGCGGGCGCCCGCCGTTGAGAGTACCGCTTTGCGGTCGCTCAGGCGGGGCGACCGAAAGATCCTCATCACTGAAGCCCAATCCTTGGAGCTTCAGGCGGCAGTAGGCGCCGTTGCCCCAGTCATAGGACAGCAGCACCGAAGGCGCCTCGGTGCGGAACAACCGGTCAGCACTCAGGGCTAATCCCTGGGCCGCCAGCGACCAGCGAGGGTCGGCTGCGCTGACTTCCGTGTCAGTTCTCGCAGGCAAGGGGCCGTTCCAGCGTCCGTAGCGCAATAGCTGATCGCCAGGGGCCTGGTAGGACCCGGTGGCGGTTCCTGTGACGCGATAGCCACCATCCCTCAGCCAGAGGCTGAGAATCGGCAGCCCGTCAGGGCGGTCCGGAATGTTGGCGATCACGAAGCCAGTGGCCTTGGGGTCATAGTCCGCCTTGGCGGCAATGGCCGAAAAATCCTCCAGGGTCCGGTAGATCGCCATCGAACTCATCAAGGTGTCAGCGGCCAGTAGACGGGTCATGCCGTAACTGAGAAGCAGTCCCGCGGCGCGTTCGCTGGGGTCAGCCCCGAAGACGACGTCGCCCGGCGCCGGTGGACGAGCTTCGGCGACAAAGACGGGGAAGAGGATCCGCAAAGGCGGCAGGCGAAACGAGGGCCCAGGCACCCGGACCGCGCGCTCCACCAGCTGCTGATCCAGGGGCGGCAGGACCGTATCGAGCTGCAGCAGTAGGGCGGACGGAGGGTTCTGCAGCCGCCGCAGCGCCAGTCCGTCGGTGACGAAGGTGTTGACCCGCCGGCGGTGAAACCAGGAGCGGCGTCGATTGCTCACGATCAGCCGGGGAGAGACAGGCAGTGCGTCGTCAACGTCAAGAATGACGTCGTTGTTCCACGCCAAAGTTTCCTCGAGGTGCAGCACCAAGCAGCGGCTTGCGTCGAGAGGTAAGGAGACCAAGACCTCGCGGCGATGGCGGCCGTTGGTGAGATCCAAATAAGGCACCCCTGGGGCGTCTGGGGAGACCTGGGCGCGGAGCGCAGGCGGGGCGACGCCGAGTTCTGGGTAGGCCCCGTAAATGTCGTAGGCGCGGTCCGAAAAGATCGTGCGACGCCCGGCATTGAAGCGGAAGTCAGGCAGGGCCAGCTCGGAAGTGATGTACCCCGGCAGGATGTCGCTCAATTCAAGGGTGGTCCAATTCACTCCGCTTGCAGCTCCCAGGCGCAGGCGCCCGCTTGGGCCTGTTTGACGGATAAACCAAACGTGGCCCAACCCCGCCGGCGGCGGCTCCTTGTAGCTGGGGAGCACTTGCAGGCCAGCCCGCAGGCCGGCGGCGCCTGTGCCTCGCCAGAGCAGAGAATCGACAGGCTGCAGGGAAGCCCTCAGTCCACCGCGAGCGCGGAAAAAGACCTCTGGTCTTGCGGTAGACAGCCTGCCGCGCAGTCGCCCCTGTCCTGCCGCTGCTAGGCGCGGGCTCTCCAGAGCGAAAGAGTCCAGCTGGAGAGCAAAGGGGGCCTCTTGCCACTGGCTGGTGCTAATGACAACGCGGTAGTCGCCGGCAGGAAGGCGCCTGCGGGCCTCGTCGGCCGGAGTATTGAGCGCATTGACGAAAACCGCCCGGCCGTCGTCCGCCAGAGCAATCCCGTGGCCGCTTGCGTCTTGCAACGCTGCGTCGACAAAACGATCAGTGAATGGCGAGAGCGGCAGAAGCCGCACGAAAACGGTCGCCGGGCGCGGCAGCTGAAAGGCCAGCAGCAAGGTGGCAGCGCCACTGCTCTCGCCGATCGTCCCGCGCTGGACGCTGGACTGAGTGGTCAGCGGTCCCAGGTCCCGCCAGGGCCTGCCCCCTCCCTGGCCTGCCATTGAGGACTGCGCCGGCATCAAAGGCCAGCGTAAAGGGCACGAGCGCCCGGGGCTGCGGGCCTCAAGCGATAGGCCATGCTGCGGTGCACAAGAGGACGAATTTGGCGCACGAGAGTGTCAGCCTGCCACTGATCAAAAGCCAGGGACATTTGCAGGCGCGGCCCTGGCGCGATGCGGCCCGGGGTTCCAAGACTCTCGATCCAGCCGAGGATCTCAACGTCGCTAGGCCCAGGGCCGAACAGGCGCAGCTTGGCGCTTTGCGGATTGCGTTCTCCCTCGTCAAGCCAAGCAGCAGCCAGCCCCGGCAGCCCGGCAGCGACCAGGGCCTCGCTGGTGATGCGACGGCGGTCGCGGGGGTAGAGGAGATCGTAAGCGCCCCAGAGTTCAGGGCAGGTAAACTCGGCAACCAGGTCGTCGTAGACCGAATCGGCACTGAGCCGATTCCAGTGCACCTTGAAGCTGCCCGGCTGGGGATGAAGGCGCCTGAGCATCCTCACCTGGTGGTCCAGGTAGGTCTGCTCAAGCTCCGAGCGGCGGAGTTTGAGCCAGGGGCGCGAGCGCTTGCCGCGCAGGTCTAGCTGCCCCTTGGTCCCCAAGCAGTAGCAGATCACACGGGTCGCAAACGGGATCGCGGTCATTGAGAAGCTGGAGGAAAAGGTGGCGGCGCGAGGCGGGGCTGTAGTCAAGCAACTGCTCAGCAGCCTTGGCGGCATTGGTCGGGTCCAAGAGCAGGGCAAGGCGCCGGCCGCGCAGACGGGCTCGGCAGTCGACACCCAGAATGGTCTTGATCCACTGAGCCAGCAGGACAGCCTCTTCCGCGTGGCGGGCCACGGAGCCAAGCTCGAAACCGCGGGGGGTGCGGCGGCCGTGATCGCTGAACAGCCAGGCAATCGCTCGGGCACCGCAGAGCTCCAGGCAAGCCGAGGAGATCCGGCGGCTGCCGCGGGGTACGAAGAGGTTGTAGAGGGGCCGAAGACGATCGCTGGTGATTTTGAAGCGCAGCCCTGGCGATTGAATAGTCCCTGGAGAGACCTGGGCGGTTGTCGGGAAAAAATGCTGAATTTCGGCAACCTTTTCGTGGAAGTAGGCGGCCTGGCGCTGGGAGCCAGACCAGACGATCTCGATGTAACTGACCGTGGGGCGGCGTAACAGGTAGAAGCTGCCGCTGGAGACAAGGACAGAAGACAGGCCGCGAGCCTGGTCTGGCGTCATGCAAGTTTTCCCGATTCACCAGTCTTAGATTAAGACAGATCACGCGACACGGGAGACGCCACGCCATGTGGATCGACAACGATTTTCCAAAATTGCTTGGGGTTGAACTCCACCGGCCTCACCCGAGCTATGTGGTGGAAATGGTGTCGGCTCCCCTGGTCGTTTGGGATTGGGGTAAATCTCCCGGTCAGACCGTGCAGTTGGACCGCTACCGGTTCTGGGGGAACCCCGGCACCAAGGACAGCCGCAAGCGCACCGCTGACCAGACCCTTGGCACGGCTTCCTCCCGGAATATCGTCAAGGACAAAGTGCTGGTGAGCCTCGAGGAGTACACCGGCCCCGCCGACCCGAACGACCCCGCCGCGCCTTCGACCTTCAAGGTGGCCCGCGAGACCCTGCTCACCGGTCAGCGACTGCTGCTCGACTACGGGAACATCAATATGTTCCACCAGAGCATCGGTTCGATGACCATGCTCGATGATTACCGCCGCTGGAAGGACCGCGTCTTCTCCGACGAACTGTTCAAGGCTGAGTCCAACGGCCCGGCCAGTTCCACCAGGGGTGGCTACTACTACCCTGGCGCCAAGGTTCGCGCTGCCAGCGCACCATTTCTCACCTACGCCGGCACCGGCACCGACACCGGCAAATTCTCGGTCGTCAACGACTTGCTGCCTGTAGTTAAAGACATGGGCGAGCGGAATGTACCCCGCTTCGACGATGGCTATTACAGGGCCATCTACGCGCCAACCGCGGGCATGCACCTTCGTCAGGACAAGGATTTCCGGGAAGTCGCTCGCTACCCCGGCAATGGGGTGATCGATCCGATGAATCCGTCATTGCATCCCAACGCCCACAACTTCCTGGGCATGGGCCCCGCTTACGGGCAAGCCGGTTCGATCAACGGTCAGCAAACCTCGCCCACGGGCTTCCTTTTTGAAGGCGTCCGCTGGTTCGAGTCGACCAATCTGGCAGCCAAGAGCCTCCAGGCGACGATCACCAGTGCGTCGATCACCAACGCTGTGACCCCTACGGCTCCGATTTTGTTCTTCGGGCCCCAGTCGGTCGGCGTCGGCATCGGCGGCAAGGATGCCCAAATCCTGCTCAGCAACGATGACGACTTCGGACGTTTCATCATCATGGTGTGGAGCCTCTTCGGAGCGTTTGAACTTCTGAACAGGGATTTCGTGACGGTTGCCTACTCCTTCGTTTACTGATATCTCCCGCTAATCCTTATTCACCACTTGTAGGCGATCCTTCTCATGGCCAAGACCATCTACCCGGGCAACTACGTCAATCGCCTGTCGGGCTACCAAAACCAGGCCGTGCTTGCCGAGCCTGGCCGGGCCTTCTATCAGGTTCTCGGCTACGCCCTGATTACCGCCACTGGCGCCAACAGCTGGCCCATCACAATCCCCAGCCCCGATCTAAGGGCCGACGACAAACCTCGTCCCGATCGGGTCGGCTTGGTGATTCCTATTGGCGCCCAGCTGTACTCGATCGGTTTCCGAATCCCGGACATGCGCCGGGACCGCTCGGTTGGCGTCGCCACCAGTGGCCTAGTCGGTACCAACACCAATCGACTGAAGCTGGCGGACGCGGTGGCCAACGACAACACGATCACCGCCGCCAACGTGGCCACCAGCTCAGCTCTAGCTCCGGTGGCCTCGGCTACCATCACCCCCCGGCAGGTGCGTCAAAGCCTGATCACCCCTGTCGCTCTGACAGCTGCTGAGACCTTGCTGCTGATGACCACCGACAGCACCGGCACCGTGGCTGGCTCTAACCTGACATCCGACCTGATTGGCGGCACCCCGATCATCGTCGAGGTCAACTACATGCTCGATGACGACGTGGCTGGCCTCGAAGACGTCAAGCTGCCATTCCGGGTTGAGAACTGAGTCTTGCGCCAGGCTCAGTAAGATAAGGGCACTCGATGCGTCGGGTGCCCTTTTTTATGCCTGCCGCCATGGCTCTCGTCAAAGACACGACCACCGGCCAGATCGTCGAGTTCATCGGCTATCACGACGTTGACTTCGCGATGGTCAAGACCAACGACGGCCGCACTTACTACCCGCAATTGACAAACCTGCTCTTCTTCGAACCAGGCGCAGGAACCAGCACCGATGGCCCCCAGCCTCAAAAAACAGCAGCCCAGCAGGCCGAGGATGAGATTCCGTCGAGCGCTATTCCTCCTGAAACCCGGATCAACCTCAATGCCGCCAGCGCTGAACAGCTGGTGGCTCTCAGGGGCATTGGCTACGCTACGGCGAAAAAGATCGTTGACTTGCGCAACTCCCTGCCTGGTGAGCGTTTCACCAACCTGGATCAACTGCGCGGAATCGAACGAGTCGAGTGGAACGAAGTGCTAAAGCAAGACCAGTTCTTCGTTGGCTGAGCCCTAGACTGGCCTTGCACCCTCTGTGGGGTCGGTGGAACTTTCTTCTTACGACAAAAGCCGCACTCGGTTTCACCTGGGCATGAACTCCGGCGGTGGAATCCCCGCCGGCGACCTGTCGCGGCTGGAGGAGGCCATGGCGCGCATTCCGGATTCCTACTGGTACGAGAAGGTCACTGAGCACCTAGATCGCTGCGATCGCGCTTGGACGCTCTCAGAGGTTTTCGGTGGCGCCGATGGCCCCAGGCCATCGCGCATTGAGCGCTTCACTGGCGACACCGAACGGGCCATCTTCCAGTCCGATCCAATCAAGGCCGATCAGAACGGACGAGAAATCTACCTCCGAGAGGTGGACCGCTTGGCCGAAAGTCTCTACGTGTCGAATTATCGCCGCGAAGACGCTCGGCGCCACGCCTTCTGGGCTGCCGGCGCCGAGTTCGTCAACGCCCTGCCTGGCCCTGCCGACACCTCGGTGGTCGACCGGATCACACATCACATCGGAACCTCCAACTGGCGCTGACCATGAATCCATTCGGAATGTTTCAAGGCTTCGGCCAAATGAACCGCAGCGACTTCAAGAGGCCTTACCGAGACAGGCCCGCGCCGCCGAGTCTTGGTCAGATGAACCGCAGCGACTTCAGGGCGCCAGTTAGATCTCCTCAGCCTCCAGCACGCCGCCCCGTCGGCGGCGCCGGCAATATCAACCCCTACGGCAACAGCCCAGGCCGCAGCAACGTCGACCCTTACGGGGTAGGTGGCACACGCAGGGTCTCGCCCCGCCCGGTGGCGCCTCAGCCTCCAGCACGCCGCCCCGTCGGCGGCAACGCTGCAGCAGATTACCGCGTGCCCGCCGGACAGGCTCCGATGCCAATGGCGCCTCAGCGCGCCCCCGCAAACAGTACCGCTAGCCGAAGCAACGCCGTAATGGCCCCCCTGGGCGCTTCCCGGAACGGGGCTCTGGTTCAAGCGGCCGGCAACGCCGGGATGCGCTTAGTGGATCCGGCCAGTCTCAGCACGCCCGCCAGCAACGGCGTGCTGCCGGGTGCCCCTGGGAATACCGGCCGCCGGATGCTTTCAGAACTTGGTGGCGGGCGACCCGTCCCAGTTTCAGCGGCCGACTTTGGCGCTGGCGGCGGGATTGCCCAGGGGGCCGCCTTCCCTGAGAGCGGCGATCGCTTCAGCGGCTTGCGCCCCGACCTGGCTGCCTGGGCGCGGAGCAATCAAGGTGCTGCCAGGGGTGCCGACGGGCTGAACATTGTCGATCGCTTTATGGCCAAGCAAGGCGCTGCGCCCCTTGTTACACCGGCGGGCTTGCCGCAAACCATGGCAATTGATGCTGCCCCTGGGCCTCTATTGACTAATGGGGCCGATACCGGCCTCACCGCCGAGCAGCAAACCCAGGCCGGCGCGGCAGCGGACTTCAACCTCAATGCCGACCTGATAGATCAGGTCCAACTGATGCGGGAGGCGTACCGCAATAACTCGCGCCCCAACCCTGGCGCTGCCAACCTTCCCTATTGAGATCGACCCATGTCTTCGAGTTCGACCAACAAACAGCCGCTGCTGATTGATCGCCCCCTATTCAAGATCGTCGGTGTCGGCGAGACTGCAGCCCTCTCGACACCAACCAACCTGCGAAGCCTCGTGCCAGCTGGTCTGCGCTTGCTTGTCGACAGCGGCAGCGATGGCTGCATGATCGACAGCATCACGGCGGTTGCCCCGGAGACGGGGATCACTGCTGCCCGCCTGATTGTGGTGGCCAGCGAGCAGTCCACGGCTGCAGGCCTGAACAGCTCCAACGCCTGGACGGTGGCTAGCGCTGACTTTTTGTCACTTTCATTGGGGCAGCGGACCAACTTGCCGCTGTTGCCTTTGCTGGCTCCGGTGCCCAACCTGGCCTCACCAGCTGCGACCGTGGCAGCCTATCCGTCCGAGCTGGACAAGAAGAACACCGGGCTGATCCTGCCCCGTGGCTGGTATCTGTACGCAGGGGCCAGCGTGATTCTGCAGTCCAGCTTCGGGCCGTCCCAGGCAATTGTGGCGGCCCAGGGCGGGTTCTACTGATTCGGTGGCCCGAGGCAAGGGGTACGGCGCCAGTTTCGCGTTCCCGCGCCCCCGGGGCGGCGATGACTTCTCGAAGCCGGTAGCCGGCCGGGCGCGAGGGCTGTACTCCGGCTCGGGCCAGTCTGGCGGCATTCGGGTTCCGACCCTGATCGAGAGCTACGAGAAAGGCAGCGACTACCGGCGCTGGCAAGCCGGGATGCAGATGTTCTTCGGGGACGGCAAAGGCTGGCTTGATCAGCAACTGGCCTTCTACGCCCGCCTGAAGACCGGCCCCGGGACCGGGCCCATTCCCTTGGTCACCCAGGTGTTTGCCAGCCTGAACTCAGCCGAGTCAGCCTGGCATGTCACCCAGCGCCCCCGAGGCGCCTTGATTCTGCCTCAATCGATCAAGCCTGGCAGCTTGACTCTGGACCGGGACGACGTCGACCCCTCCAAGCACCGGCTGATCTACGACGTCAAGGGTGTTCTGGACCGGGACAAGTTGGCGGTGTGGCGCTCGTTCGTCGGCGATCAGTTTGAGGATTCAGCTGCTGGCTCTCTCTACCCGGAGGACCTGGCCGAAGACCCTGTCGGTGCGGTGGCGCTGACCCTGATCGAAGTGGACGTTTCGAAGTTCCAGTTGATCTTCGATTTGTCTAGACCCTTTATCCGCCAGATGTCTGGCCCCAGGAGCTACTGGAGGCGTATTGGCTATAGCCCGCAGGCGCCGGTCTTCTGGCGGGCTGATGCAACCCGGCACCTGTGCAGTTCACACCGCTTCGAGTGCAGCTGCCCGGACTACCAGGGCCGGCAGATTGCCGATTTAATGAGCACCGGCGGATCGGCACGAGACCGCTTCCCGGTCGCATCTGCCGGGCGCGGCGAGCAGGCCCCTTGGGAGCAGGAGTCGATTGGCTACAGCAAGAAATGGCGGGACTTGGACCGGCGGGTGGACCGGCGCCGGGAGTGCAAGCACATCCACGCCATGCGTTGGCAAGCAGGCGTGCCGTTCTACGAGCCCAGCGATTACCCCTCGATGGAGGACAGGCAGTGGGTGGACGAGCGTTCCCTGCTGGATCGAGACTACACATTCAAGGAGCTGGGGCGGGCCCTGGGCCAGCAGCTGATCACCTTCGATCGACTGCTGCTGGCGGTGGCCCCGTCGATCGGCCTTGAGCTGGACCCCACTGGAGAGCTGCGGGGCGGGGCCCCCACCTTCCGGCCCGTCAATCAGCCGATCCTGTGGACTGATCCGGCCGAGCCGCCCTACTCCTGGTGTCGGCAAAACGACTGGTGGAGCCCCAGAGGGACCACGGAAGTGTGGTTGTTCGATCCGCCCTCGGGCGGCTTTGTGCAACAGCTCGATGGAGTCGACATCTTGCAGCTGGTGCCGGTGCTGGGCATCGGGCCCGACGGACCGGTGCTTCCTGGGCGGCGTGTGGCGCGCCTGGAGATTCGGCTGCTGGGGGCAGGGGCATTGGGAGTTGCCAGGCCCAAGACCAAACGCCGCTCCCGCGGCACCCTGGCAGGCCGCGGTGGCCTGGGTGGCTCCCGCCTGGTGATGACCATGAATTTGCAGTCGGCCCTGGTTGGTCGGGGCTCACTGGGGCCCCTGGTACTGTTTGCTGCACCGGTAGCCGACCTCAGCGGCGCCTTGCGAGGCCAGGGGGCGCTCGGGCTTGGTACCTTGAGCGCAGTGGCCACCCACGGCCTGGAGACGGCGCAAAGGGGCGCAGGCGGGCTGCAGGCGACGCTCAAGTCCGGGCCGCCACGCGATTACTTCGCCAGCTGGGTCGTGCAGCGCTATGGAACCGAAGAGCTGGGCCTCATAGAGTGGTGGGGGAGCTAAGGGTTTATGGCCGCACCGAATCTCAGGGAGCCAAGCCTCGTCACCGGCGAGACGATTGGCTACGCGGTGACAACGACCCTGGCGGATGCGCTGACCAACGCGGCGGCCAGTGGCAAGGTGTTCAAGATCAATGCGGTCTACTGCGCCAATGTCGACGGCAGCCTGATCGCGAAGATTGACCTGGTGTGGCGGCGTTCAGGGGTGGACACCCACCTGGCCAAATTGATCTCGGTGCCCGCCGGCGCGACGCAGGTCCTGGTGGCCCGTGAGGCTTACATCTACCTGAAAGAAGGCGACAGCCTCAGGGCCAAGGCGGACGTGGCTGGCGATCTGGAGCTAACGATCAGTTACGAGGACATCAGCTAATGCTGGGTTTCAACGGCGGCTTGATCGGGGTACCGAGAGCGCCGACAGCAGGTGCAGCGACGGGACTGTGGCTGCCAAACGAGCAGTCGATGGCGAGGAGGGCGGGCCAGTGGCCGGTTGCGAACGACCCGTTCTTGGGCGACGTCACGGCGCTGTTCCTGATGAACGGAGACGACGAGAGCACCGCGTTCGTTGACAGTGGCCCGGACGGGAAAGCGGTTACCGTCCTTGGCAACGCTCAACTCAGCACGGCTGCCAGTCAGTTCGGCGGATCCAGCGCCTTGTTCGACGGCAGTGGTGACGCCCTGCGATGGAGCGGAGAAACATTTGCAGGGGACTTCACGGCAGAGCTGTGGTGGAATGCAGTGAACGCACTGGAAGACAGGTGCATGCTGGGTGCCACTTTGGGTACTAGCGGGAACCAGCAGATATTCAGGCTTAACGAAGACTCGCCATCTTCTGGCGGCATCACTGTTTACGCCAACAGCTACGCTTTCAGCCGCGTAGTACCAAGCCCCGCACTGACTTCTGGCGTATTCAATCATATCGCGCTAACTAGAAATGGTCAAGTGTTACGGCTTTTCCTTAATGGACTGCTTGTTGGAACCAATAGTAATTACACGTCTACTTTTTTTATCGACACTATCGGCGCAGGGTATGCTGGCAGTAATAATTACTGGAGAGGATACCTCGACTGCGTTAGGTTTACTGCAGCTTGCCGATACACGGCTCCGTTTAGCGTGCCTGCGACCGAGCTTCCCGTTCCCTGAGACCCGCGACAGGCATCAGGCAAACCCCTTGGGCTTGGTAGCCAGGGGCGACCGGGCCGGGCCAGGGCGTAGCTGCCCGGAAACGCGCCCTGGGAAGGTGTTTCCGAGGACCCGCTGCAAACGCCAGTTGAGGCGCTCTTCATGGAAAGCGCAGAGGGCTCTGAGCATTTCAGCGCGCTCGGCTTCTCCAGTCTCGGGGAAACCGGTCAAGTCTTGGGCAATCTTGAAATCTCCAATCCGTTCGCTGTCGAGCTGCATGTCAGGTTGTTGCATCGGGCCTGATCGTGTCTTCGATCGTGTATGGTTTCTGCTCGATGTGCTTATACTTCTCGCGAAGCGCGACCATCTGCTTCTCGACAAACTCGTACGTGCCGCGGCAGTCGACGCTTGGCGGGCGGTCGTCGTTGAGCTTGCCGGCCGCTTGCGCGTCGAGCAAGATCGCGCAGCAGGCCATGATGTTGCCGAGGTGGTGAGAGCCGTCAACGGGGTCAAGCTCTTCGCCTGAGATGTAAGCGTCAAGGTGGCGTTTGATCGCCGAAACGTAAGTGCTGCTCCGCACGCCAGCAATTCGCCAGTTCCAGGCTTGATACTTGCACATGCCAGAGAACTGGGCGAGAGCCCAGTGAGCTGCTGCGATCGGGGAGCACAGCGCGAGCGGGACTTTCCTGTCTCCGATCGCTGTTTTGGGGTTGGTGGGCTTGAGGTCGTCTTCGGCGGGCGAAGCAGGCTGCCCGCTGAGCGCGGCCTCTTCCTCTTGGTGAATCCGCTCGACGTGGTGTAAAGCTTCGGCGGCGGTCAGCCACGGCTGCGTAATTCGATCGTTCGAGTAGCTCAAGGTGTCGCAAGCCAGTCCCAGTATTATGCAAGGTGTGTCAACCTTGTGTCAATGGACAACGGAAAACGGCGCCTGGCATCGGCCGCCATGGTGGTGGCATCGAGGGCCTTCCTGCAGCGGCTGACCGATCCGGCCGAGTCGCGCAACCTGTCGATGGAGCTGAGGATCGCGGCCCGCACAATGTTGCGCCACTACCCAAGCACCGAGAAGCTGCGCGAGATCGTCGAGAAAGGCATGGGCCTGACCTTGGACCCGCGGCCGGGGGCGGATAAATCTTCCCGGTAGACTCGTGAGACGACCGTGATCACGCCATGTTCCCCGCCTTAAAGACGGCCGCGATGAGCGGGGCGCTGGGACTCGCCGGGGCCGGGGTGGCCGACATGACGGTCAACGACGCAATGGATCGCTCGGCTAGTTCATTGCAGGAGTTGCGGGACTACGCGGCGAGCCTTGACCCTCGGGCGATGCAAGTCGTACTCGCGACCGTCAACCAGGCACCAGACCCTGTTGCTCGCGAGATGATCATGGACGCTCTCAAGGGCACGCCCGCGGAGCAGATCCTGGCGGGTATGCCCGCGGCTCCCAAGGAGTTCAAGGCCGCCGTCAAGCTCGCCTCCCAAGTCAGCGCAGGAGCGCCGGACCTGGCAGCCGCCGCGCTTGGTGTCGGCCAGAGGATGACCGCCTTCGACGCGGAAGCAGCGGAGCGCGGACAGAGCATTGACCAGGTGGCGCCAGCACTGGAGGCCGGCGCCGGCACCAGTCCCCTGCCAGCGCTCTTGGGCGGAGCCGGGCTGGGCAGCGGCGGGGCGATCCTGCAGCACCTGCTGAACCGGATGGACGCCAAGGCGAATGAGCCGTCTCCGGCGGTGGATGCGTTCAAGATGCGGCGGAGTTGAGCCGCCTGGCACCGGAGAGCAACCGACGCGGCCGCAGGGGCAAGCCCGCCGCTACCCCTTGCTGACCCCGGGCGAATCAAGCAGGGGCACCAGAGAGGCCTGAAGCCCAGCAGCGCACAGGGCCCGGGCGGTCGATCCGCCGTCCGCCACGCAGAACTGGGCCCCGAGCTGCACGCAGCGACCGCGCTCGCCGTCCAGGACCCGGGCCACCACTGGCACCAGCGCTTCCGCCGTCTCCCGTTTCATTGCGTCAGGCCTGTGACGCTGCAGGCAATCCCGCAGCCGGTGCTGGACGGCAGTGTCGCCGGCCTGGTTCACCGGCAGATCCACCACCAGCAGGTGCAGATCATCAATGCTGCAGCAATCGTCCACAATCAGCTGCACCCGTTCGTCGCGGTGGTCTACTCCCGCCCACACCAGCAGGCGGGCGTCCAGTATCAAGTGATCCGCCAAGCGGGCAAACGACTTAGGGAACACCACCGCCTCGCAACTGCCGGTGAGATCCTCCAGCCGCAGCACTGCCATGCGATCGCCCTTGCGGGTGGTCACCTGGCGCAGCTCGGTCACTATCGCCACCACGCTTACCTTGGCCTTGTCGGCCAGCTCCTCCAGGCCGCTCAAGTCGGTCGGGCCCAGGAGTTTCGCCTGGGCACCAATCTGGCGCAAGGGGTGGTCGGAGATATAGAAGCCAAGAAGCTCCTTCTCCAGTTTGAGCTTCTCCTGCGGCGGATAGTCGGCCACCGGGGCCGCCTTCGGGGCGGTGAACAGATCGGGCGAAGCGCTTCCAAGCACGGAACCCCCGAACAGGTCGAAAAGGTTGCCCTGGCCGCTGGCCCGGTCCCTGGCCCGAGAGGATGACCATTCAAGGGTTGGATCAAGGTCCGCCATCAGCTGGGCCCTGTTAGCCCCAGGCTCAAGCGCGTCAAGGGCGCCGCAATGGATCAGCGACTCAATGGCACGGCGGTTGACCTGGTAGCCGCTGAGGCGGTCGCAGAGGTCCGCCAGGAACTGAAACGGGCCGCCGGCATCACGAACGTCAATCAGCGAGCGAATCGCCCCCTCGCCGAGGTTGCGCACCGCTGAAAGACCGAACAGGATCCGTCCATCGACAGGGGTGAAGTCGACGCCGGAAGCGTTCACGCTGGGGGGCATGACCTCGACGCCCATCGCGTTGCAGTTGGAGATATAGCGCTGCACCTTGTCGCTGGCGCCTGCATTCACCGTGAGCAATGCGGCCATGTAGTCCACCGGATAGTGGGCCTTGAGATAGGCCGTCTGGTAGGTGATAGCCCCGTAGGCGGTGGAATGGCTCTTATTGAAGCAATACTCAGCGAAGAGCACCATCTGCTCAAACAGGTCCTCAGCCACCTGGGCCTCCACCCCTCGTTTAGTGGCCCCTTCCACGAAACGGCTCTGGTGCTCTTCCATCTCGCTTTTTTTCTTCTTGCCCATCGCTCGCCGCAGCAGGTCAGCCTCACCTAGCGAATAGCCGGCCAAGTCCTGAGCGATCTTCATGATCTGCTCCTGGTAGACCATGATTCCGTAGGTCTGGCTCAGAATCGGCTCAAGCTTGGGATGAGGCACATCGATTTGCTCTCGGCCGTGCTTGCGGTTGATGAACTTAGGAATCAGCCCGGCATCGAGCGGACCGGGCCGGTAGAGGGCCAGGATCGACGAGATGTCCTCCAAGGACGAAGGCTTGAGGTCGCGCACGATCTGACGCATGCCACTGGATTCCAGCTGGAAGATGCCTTCCAGATCACCGCGAGCCAGCAAAGCGTAGGTGTCCTCGTCGCCGGCCGGCAGGGCATCGGGGTCTACCCGCACGCCGCTCCTCTGCTCCACCAGGTCGACGGTCTTCTGGATCATCGTGAGGTTCTTGAGGCCTAGGAAGTCCATCTTCAGCAGCCCCATCGCCTCCACGTCCTCCATGAAGTATTGGGTGATCACCTGGCCGTCGTTATTGAGCTGCAGCGGCACCAACTCATCGAGAGGATCAGCGGCGATCACCACCCCGGCGGCATGGACCCCGAAGGTTTTGTTGGTCCCCTCGAGGCGTATCGCTAAGTCCACCCAGTGCTTCACCTTCTGATCGCTTTGATATTTCTCGCGAAACTCTGGACTGGGAGATTCGGCGCCGATCATCTCTTTGAGCTTGGCGGGCTTGCCCCGGGCCACGGGAATCAGCTTGGCCAGTCGATCGGCTTCGCCGTAGGGGATGTCGAGGACTCGGGCCACATCCTTGAGTACCGCCTTGGAGGCCATGCGGTTGAAGGTGATGATCTGGGCGACCTTGTCCTTGCCGTAGCGCTGGGTCACGTAGTCGATCACTTCGCCGCGGCGCTCGATGCAGAAGTCGGTGTCGACGTCAGGCATCGATTTGCGTTCTGGATTCAAGAAACGCTCGAACAGCAGGCCGTGCTCCACCGGATCGATATTGGTAATCCCCAGGGCCCAGGCCGCCACCGAGCCGGCCGCCGAACCCCGGCCCGGGCCCACCGGGATATTGCTGTCGCGGGCAAAGCGGATGTAGTCCCACACCACCAGGAAGTAGGCAGAGAACCCCATCCGGTCCATCACCTGCAGCTCGAACTCCAACCGCTCGCCGTAGGCCGGATCAAAGGGCTCGCCGGCCACCAGGCCCAGGCGCTGCCGCAGCCCGGCTTCGGCCAGCTCGGCAAGGTAGGTCGCGGTCGTGTGCCCCTCCGGGATCGGGAAGCGGGGCATCTGGGGGCGGCCCAAGATGCCGTAATCCTCTACCTTCTGAGCCACCCGAGCGGTGTTGGCCACCGCTTCGGCCACCGTCTCCGGTTCCAGGTGGTCAGCAAAAAGAGTAAGCATCTCTGCTTCGCTCTTGATGTACTCGGTGCCGGTGTAGCGCAGGCGCTTCTCGTCGCTGATCAACTTGCCCGTGAGGATGCAGAGCAAAGCGTCGTGGGCTTCCACATCGCCCGCGCCAAGGTAGTGGGCATCATTGGTGGCGATCAGCTCGATCCCCAGCTCAGCGCCGATGCGGGCCATCTCCACGTTCACGATGCGGTCTTCGGTGCCGCCGTGGTCTTGGATCTCCAGATAAAAGTCGCCTGCAAACACCTCCTGGTACCAGGCTGCCACGGAGCGAGCCACGTCGGGGCGCCCCTTGAGGATCGCTTGGGAAATCTCACCGCCAAGGCAGGCGGTGGCGATGATCAGGCCTTCGCTGTACTGGCGCAGCAGCCTCTTGTCGATGCAGGCGCGAGAGAAGATGCCCCGGCCCCGCATGCCGCGCAGGTGGCTGATGCTGGTGAGCTTCACCAAGTTGCGGTAGCCGACTGCGTTTTTGGCCAGCACCACCAGGTGGTAGCGGCGCTCTTTCTTGGGCTGCGGATCCTCGATCGAGCCGTTGATCACATACATCTCGTTGCCGATAATCGGCTTGATGCCGGCCTTGCCGCAAAGCTTGAGCAGCTCAATGGCGCCGTACATCACGCCGTGATCGGTGAGGGCCAGAGCTGGCATCCCCAGCTCCACGGCCCGCTCCACCATCTGCGGCAGCTGGCTGGCGCCGTCCAGCATGCTGTAGTCGCTGTGGTTGTGAAGCGGAACAAAGGCCAAGGGAGCGGGGGCGGGGCAGCTCAGGTTAGAGGGAATGCGGTTTCGGTGTCGCCATCCTCAGGCGGCTCAATGCCGTAAATT